ATTTATTGCATCATTATTACCACAAATAATTACAATTTTTTATCAATTGCTAGAACAATTTTATACAGTTGGTGGTGACATCATATCAAAATTAATAGAAGGCATATATTCTGCACTTCCAAACATATTATCAAATGTGCCAACCATAATAGAATCAATAATTACAGGCATTGTAAATATGTTACCTTCTATTTTGGCAGCAGGAATGCAGATTATACAATCATTAGTTGCAGGAATTCAGCAAATGTTACCACAATTACCACCAATTATTGTTAATACACTTAATCGAGTTATAGAATTGGCAAAAAGCATCGATTGGATTGGCTTAGGAATTCAGATCATACAATTTATTGTACAAGGTGTAACAACTGTTATGCAGTTGATTCCGACAATATTCAAAACTATCTTTGATTTGGCGGTACAACTTGTAAAGAATGTAGATTGGCTAGGATTAGGTAGATTTGTAATTGATACAATCGGCAATGGAATCCAAGCATTATTTAGTTTAATTCCTCAATTTTTACAGACAATCGGACAAACTGCAGTAAATTTATTCCAAAGCATTGATTGGGTTGGATTAGGATCTAGAATCATTAATTTCATAGCAAATGGAATTAAATTTTTAATTACATCTATTCCAAATCTTTTGCAGACAATTGGAAAAAATGCAGTAAGTTTATTTCAAAGCATTGATTGGCTAGGACTTGGATCTAAAATCATTACATTTATTGTAAATGGCGTAAAAGCATTGGCAACTTCAATTCCAAGTGCATTAAAAGATATCGGTATGAAAGCATTTGAAGCCTTTAAAAATATAAATTGGTTATCCTTAGGAAGCAACATAATATCAGGTGTAGTTAGTGGAATTCGAGGCGCAGCACATAAAGTTGTAGATATTATGAAAAATATTGCATCAAGTGCTTTAGATACCGTTAAAAGCTTTTTAGGAATAAGTTCTCCATCAAAAGTTTTCCGTTATGAAGTTGGAAGATGGATTCCAGAAGGAATGGCAATTGGAATTGATGAAAATGCTAATAAAGTAATAGCTGCAATGGAAAATTTAATCGCAATACCTGATGCATATGATTTTGATAGATCGTTAATATCTGTTGATGATAATAATAATGCTTCAGATTATAATTCTTCTGTAATTAAAAGTGGTGACGTTTATAACATAAACATCAATCAGCCAATTGATACACCTGATGAAATTGCTAGAATTTTACGAACAGAAAGTCAATATGGCTTAATTGGAGGTGTTGCAATTGAGTAATTCAACAGAATTAATTGATAGAGATTTGATACAATTAAAATTCATTAGAATTTCTGACAAAAAAGAATTTACAATTGGAAATAATTTAGAATGGAGATTCCAAAAGAGTGGAGGATTATCAGGATTTGCAGATTTTTCTGCGAATTTAACATATGATGATAATTATGCAAGAGATGGCGGTACAACATGGCATTCTAGATTAACCAAAAAAGATAGGACCATTAAAATCGTATATTTAAGACCTGATAAAAATACCTCTGCAAGATTATCATTAATACAGTTCTTTAAATATAACTACATTTATGACGTTTATATAACTTACATGGGACGTGAAATGCATGCAGAAGGTAGATTATATAAAATGGCTGTATCAGAAGATACAAAAACTTACAAAAATCTTAAATGCACAATGACATTTAGTTTTGATGACCCATTTTTAAAATCAGTTGACAATTTTGGCAGAGATATTGCAGCAGTAACACCGACAACAGCTTTTCCATATTTGTCAAAAATCGTTAAAGGTAAACCAACAGGAATTTTTAATTTTCAAAAAACGGTTATTCTTTACAATGATGGAGATCAGATATCATATCCAAAAGTCAGAATTGTTGCAACTGATCAAGTTTGGAATCCTGAAATTATCATCAATGATAATTTTATTAGATTTTTAGACACATTAGAAAGAAATGATGAAATTGTAATTGATTTTACTGTTATACCACCTACTGTAAAGAAGAATGGCATAAATGCTATTGGTAAATGCGACAGAGAATCAAATTTTGATGGAATGTATTTATCATTAGGCGATAATACAATAAGATTTGATGCAGAAAATGGTTCTGATGAAATGATTGTATCTGTATATTTTAATAAGACATATACAATTATTTAAGGAGGACAAAATATGTACGAAGAACCTTTTGAAGTTATGGCTTTAGATAGCAATTTTGAAATTGTATCATTAATTTCATATGCTAATTTACAGTGGACAAGAAAGTTCCATGAAGTTGGAAGCTTTTCTATACAATTAAGAGGACGACAATATGATTCTAGTTGGAAATATATCTATTCAAAAGCAAGAAAAGAATTAGGCATAATATCACAAGTTAATTGGCAAAAGAAGAATTATATTGAATTGGTTACAATTTCAGGCTTATTTGTTGAAAGTGAAGTAAATAACATGATTGTATATCCATTACCAACAAAATTTTATGATGATACAATCACAGTTGAACAAGGAAAAGAAGGTACTTGCTTATTAAAAAATCAAGGCTTACCAACATGGTTAAGTCAATCAGGAACAGCGGATGTTGTTGCTAGAAATTTTTTTGAAGGTTTTAAAAAAATTGCATGGACTAATTATCAAATTAATGATTATCAAGGTAACAATTTAGTCACGACAGTTAGAGAATTAGACATCAATTTTGGAAATATTGATACACAACATGGAGATTATCATTATTCAGAGCATAACAGAAATAAAGAAAAATTAGGTAATAAACTTTATAAAATTTTAAAACCTAGTGGAGCAAGCTTTGAAGTTATTTGGGATTACAATACACATGATAAAACTTTAAACATTATTCATGGCAAAGATTTGACTCAAGGAAATACAGATGGCAATAACCCTGTTATTTTCTCATCAGCAAATGGTAACATTATTTCTGCATCTTTAGTAATAAGTGATACAAATACAAAAGATTGTATGATACAAACATCAGAGAATAAAGATAAAGTATATGTATTAATAAATGAATTACCAAATGCATCAGGAAGATTTGAGCATGTAGGCATGCAAACTGCAGTACAAGATTATTTTAATGATGATACACAAGATTATACACTTGCTGATAAACAATTAAAATTGGCAGTTATGCAAGATTCAGATCAAGAATTAATTAAATATACAGACAAACAAAATATAGAATTTCAGATTTACAGAGGTTCTTACAAATACATGGAAGATTATGATTTAGGCGATTTGATTTCTGTTGAAATTAGTGAAATTGGTTTATCTTTAGATGCAAGAATTATTAGTTGTTATGAAGTCGTGAAACAAGGCGTTTGGGAATTAACGCTAGAAATCGGAACACCTTTAATAAAATCTTTTGGAAATGTTAAAAATTAAGGAGGAATAAATATGATTGGATTTCCTTTTGATTCCAGAATTTCTTATGACCAATTAGGAGAGCCTATATATGACAGAGCAATATCTTCGAAACCTTTAAAATCTTTAATTGGGGCATTATTTAGCACAGGAATTTTGCCAAATCCAAGTGATAATTTAAAAGTTACCACAGAAGAAACAGATTTTACAATTAATATTGCAGCAGGATTTGCAGCAATTGAAGGTGGATTGAAATTAGAAACAGAAACAAATACTTTAACAGTAGATGCTGCAGATGAAACATCAAACAGAATTGATTCTGTTATTTTAAGATGGGATGAAAATGATGATGTTAGAGAATGTTATTTTTACATAAAAAAAGGAACACCATCAACAGAACCTGTAAGACCACAATTAACAAGAGAAGGATCTATTTATGAAATAGGCCTTGCTGATATTTTAGTAGTTGCAAATTCAACAATATTACAGAATTCAAATATAACTGATACAAGATATGAAACAGACCGCTGTGGTGTTATATCGAGCATATCTGAATTTGATACAACTTTTATTTATAATCAAGTAACATCAGATTTAGCAGATTTTAGAAATAATGCAGAATCAGAATTTAGCACATGGACTACAGAACAAAGAAATGCATACGAAACATGGATTTTACAACAAGAAAATACATTCGGAGTTTGGATGGGCAATCAACAATTATCTTTTGAAGAATGGCTTGCCACAATACATGATATTCTTGATGAAGAAACAGCAGGACATTTGCAAAATGAAATAGATCAATTAAATACGACTGTTGGTGGATTTGATTCTAGAATTGATGCAGTTGAAGAATCTGTGCAAGGTTATGATGATCAAATTGCTGCATTAGATACAAGAATTACAAAAAATGAAGATGATATATCAGATATTAAAACAGATTTAAATACAATGGGAACAACTGTTGCAAATAATACAACAAGCATCACAAATTTAAATGATGACATTGATTGGAATGAATTAACGGTTACATTATCTGGATGGAGCAGCTCAACCGTAACAATTAATAGTCAAAGCTATTATAGATATCAAACAGCAGTTACAGATATCAATGCAAGTGGAGTTGTTAATTGTATGATAGCACCATCTAATTCCAATTATACTTTACCATCTGCAGCAGATGAAGAAAATTATAATAAATTAGATTATATATCTTTAGATACGACAAATAATATTTTATATTTATATGCTAAAGAAAAACCAAGTGAGACATTTAAAATAAAATGCCAAGGTATTAAATTCTCATAAAATTAATAATTTGCTGTTTAAAGCATTTTATTGTTATCAGATGAATATTTTATAGCTTATTTATTTATGATTGCATTATGATATGAAATTTTAACAAATATGATATATCTAGAATAGAATTAAAAATAAAATATATAAAAAATATAATAAAAATATAAGCTTTTTATAAACATTTAATATTACAATAATTATGTAATATTAATAAATTGCTCTTTGCATTGACGAATATCTTATTGTTTGTTATAATTTTTCTGTTTTCAAAATAACTTTTAACATGCATTTATGAACAAATGTATTAAGGTAGAAAAAGAAAAGCACTTAGTGCTTTTCTTTTTTTTTACAATAATTTATAAATCAATTGAAATTTCAGATAATAATTATTATAATTATAAATAGATAGAAAATAGCTTTTTTAAAAAGGAGCAATTTTTATGAGAATATCAGGAAATGGAATACGTTTTATAAAAAAATGGGAAAATTTTTCAGAGATTCCTTATAAAAATTCTGAAAAAGAAAAATATTATTCAATTGGTTATTCTCATTATGGACCGGATGTAAAATTAAATTCAAAAGTAAATGAAGAAGAAGCCACAAAATTATTAATAAAAGATTTACATAAATATGAAGGACGAGTTGCAAAATATAATAAAATTTATAATTTTACTCAAATTCAATTTGATGCTTTAGTATCTTTTTGCTTCCAATGTGGAAGCATTGATAATTTAACTAATTATGGCACTAATTCGATTGAAGAAATAACAAGAAATATGGTTTTATATTGTAAATTTTGTGGAAAGATATCAAAAAAATTAATTTCTAGAAGAAAAGCAGAAAAAAATATGATATTGAAAGGATGATAAATCAAATGTTTATTGATTTCCAAAATTTAACAAGAAATGAAATTGAAGATATTATAAATAATAACATTATATCTTGCTTACATGCCGAAAGAAATCGAAAAATTATGAAAAGAAGAATGCTAGATGGATTAACAGTTGAAGAATTAGCGAAAGAATTTGATTTATCAGAACAAAATATTTATAG